ATCTACACCTAGGGCGTCAGAGACACCCACCGCCCCCACGGGGAGCGATCAGCGACACCTCTGCGGAGTGTAGGGACCGCCGCCAAAGCGGCTGCCTGCGATGACCACGGTGTGATCGTGACCCGGCCCGTCGTCAGAACCCAGTTCTCTAAGGCGCTCACCAGAGCCGACTGCTACGCACCGTGTTGCCGAGCAGACGCATCCAGTGTGTGGAACTATCTGATGATGCTTTGGCGAACGACGACAGTAGTAATCGCACTGATCCTGAGCGCGTGTGCGAGCCCAACGAATGAGGAACCGGCCGCTGCCCCAGAGACGCCGACAACCACCACTCCTCCCGCCACAACCACCACAACTGCTCCTACGACCACGACGGCAACGCCGACAACCACCACTCCTCCCGCCACAACCACCACAACTGCTCCTACGACCACGACGGCAACGCCGACAACCACCACTCCTCCCGCCACAACCACCACAACTGCTCCTACGACCACGACGGCAACGCCGACAACCACGGCGGGCTGCACACTTCTGGGCCAAGACATTTTCGACTACTGGGAGGTGTCGCTCGCCTTCACCGCTGATCAGGGGGCCGGGGATTACGTCGTCGAGTACGCCCTTCGTGACTCGGGAGGGGCCCGTATCGATTCAGACACCGCTTACATCGACTCGGTACTGGGCGGTGAGTCATTTCGGTACATGGACACGGCCTTTAACGACAATGCAGGAGTCGCATCCTGTGACATCTTGAGCCTCATGAACTCCGCGCCCGGCGAGCCGTCCGGCACCGGGACGTGTTCGACGGCCGAACAGGACATGTTCGGCTTCTGGGAAGCAGGGCTTGGATTCACTGCCAACCAGGGCGACGGCGACTACGTCGTCGAGTACGCCCTTCGTGACGCTGATGGTTCTCGCATGTACACAGCAACGGCATACATAGACACGGTCTCAGATGGGGAAACATTCCAGTACACCGACACTGCTCTTTTCGACCTTCCCGACGTTGCCTCCTGTGACGTGTTGAGCATCGAAAACAGCGTGTCTGGGGCGGCTACCGGTTCGGGGTCATGCTCACTCTTGGGCATAGAAACCTTTGGCTTCTGGGAGGCAAGTCTCGGATTCACAGCCGACCAAGGTGACGGCGACTACACCGTCGAGTACGCACTCCGCAATGCCGACGGTTCTCGCATGTACACAGCAACCGCGTACATAGACACCGTGTCTGACGGCGAGACCTTCCAGTACGACGACATGGCACTCTTCGACGTTCCAGACGTTGCCTCATGTGACGTGCTGAGTGTGGAACTCAACTAGCCCCAGTTCTTCGGGGACTCCGGCCCCTCCCAAGGCAGTGGATCGGCTAGTCCGTTCTCGTGACCACAGCGATTACAACGTTTGCCTTCTTGACCCGCCTCTCGGGGTTTCAGGTCATAGAAGCCCGAGAAGCCACAGAACCAGCAGCGCTGGTCTCCACGGTCGTCAACCCGGATGGGACGTGCGTCTGCCCCAGGAGGTCCTGGAGGTCCTGCTCGTTGCCTCGTCGCGCGTGTGCTGACAGGTTTCTCCCTCCACGGCTTGGCGTTGCCCTGCTTGTTGTAGGCCCCGCATTGCTGGCACCGAAGTCTCTTCTGTGTGGCTAAGGCTCCAATCGTAAAAGTCGCCGCCCCAATGATGTGAGCCCGAGCGGTTCGTCTGCCATGGAAGTTCTTACCGCCGCAACTAGCGCACCGCAGGTTTCCCTCATCGTCAACACGAATGTCTTCCACCGCCTGACAGTAGCCCCCGCTCCTCTGAGGTGCCTATGAACACCCAGGGTCACAACGTCATCCGCTTCCTCGAAGAGTTCCTCACCCTGGGTGGCTCGTACTACGGCCAGCCCTTCAAGGTCCTCGACTTCCAGCGTGAGGTCATCAACGACATCTACCGCCTCGACGACGAGGGCCGCCGAGCCCACCGCACCTACCTACTGGGGCTTCCCAGGAAGAACGCCAAGACGACCCTGGCCGCTGCCCTGGGCGTGTTCCACCTGATCGCTGACGACGCCGACAAGGCACCCGTCGCCATCGCCGCAGCCGGAGACCGTCAGCAGGCCCGCCTCGTGTTCGACGAGGTGCGCCGCATGATCCAAGCCAACGAGGACCTAGCGAGCGTCTGCACGGTGTATCGCAACGAGGTCAAGTGCCACCGCAACGGAGGCACCTTCCGAGTGGTGTCAGCCGATGCCGGGCTCCAGCAGGGCCTCAACCCGTCCTTCGTTGTGATCGACGAGTACCACGTCCACAAGACGGCCGAACTATTCGACGCCCTCACCCTGGGCTCGGCCACACGCTCCCAGCCGCTCACCCTCGTCATCTCGACAGCGGGCTTTGACCTGGAATCACCACTCGGTCGCCTCTACCGCTACGGAGCCAAGGTCACCTCAGGCGAGATCGAGGACCCTTCCTTCGGGATGACCTGGTGGGGACCTGCCGAGAACGAGGAATACGACCTCCACGACCCCGAGGTGTGGGCTCGCTTCAATCCCGCCTGGGCCCACTTCATGAACCAGGGCGAGTTCGAGTCAGCACACCGTCGCACCGCCCAGGCCCCGTTCATCCGCTACCGCCTCAATGGCTGGACCAAGGCCGAGAACTCCTGGCTCCCCGCTGGGGTGTTCGAGGGCCTCGCCTCTGAACGTCGCCTAGAGCCTGGAGAGCCCGTCGTGCTCGGCTTCGACGGCGCCTGGCAATCCGACTCGACGGCTCTCGTGGCGTGCTCTGTCGAAGAGCCCCGCCACATCGAAATCATCGGCCTGTGGGAGAAGCCCGACGACCAGTCCGCCATGGGCTGGCGCACCCCGGTGCATGAGGTCTACTCCACGATCACCGACGCCTTCGAGAAGTTCAGCGTCGTCGAGTTGGCCGCTGACCCCTGGCGTTTCGAGCAGTCGCTCGCCAGCCTTGCCGAGGAGGGCTACCCCGTAGTCGAGTTCCCCACCGGCTCAGTCCAGCGCATGACCCAAGCCACCCAGGCAATGTTCGACGCCGTAATCGACGGCCGACTATCCCACAGCGGAGACCCGGCCCTCATACGACACTTCTCCAACGCCGTGCTCAGAGAAGACGCCAGAGGCGCCCGTGTCACCAAGGACCGCCGAGGCTCGACCCGCAAGATCGACGCCGCAGTCGCGGCAATCATCGCCCACCACCGGGCGGCGGTCTGGCGGGAAGTAGAAGCCCCCGCCGAGCCTCAGTTATTAGTCCTCTGACAGGAAGACCGCCGGGTCGGCGACCAGGCGGTCGCCACCGGTGGCCGGGTAGTCCGGGTTGATGAGACCCAACATGATGTGGTTGGCCGTCACCATCACGGTCATTATTTCCTTAGGGATGGGGTCTTCCTTGAAGTTGCCGAGCCCATGGTGCGCCCGGTACTTGGGAACCAACTCGTCAATGGCCCAGTCTCCTGCAAGCCCCTGATCGGTCCAGAACTCCGGGTCCTTCGCAATCTCTAACAGGGCATCAGCGAACTCCTCGGCCAGTTCACTCGTTCTCGGGCTGTAGACGACCGGTGGGTTCACCACCTCGTCGTAGAGCATCTGAGGGTCCTCGACCTCCATGGCCATGACCGCCAGATGACAGATCGTTGCTCTCAGTTCCACTTCGTCCATGCCCAAGCCTGTCAGAGGTTGCCATGACCACCTTGATCTATGGCCCGCCATGCGGCGGAAAGACGGACCTCGTGTCTGAGTTGTCAGAGCGCCTCACACACGTCGAACAGGTTGTCGTAGGCGGTTGTCCTTTCCTCCCACATTTGTTGCCGTTGCTCGTATGAGTAAATTTGCGCGTCGAGAGTCAGGAGCGCACCCGACGTGACCGCCATCGCCTGGCCCACGTCAGCGGTAGCACTAATCCGCGCCCAGCAGGCTTGCTCCTCCTCGGCCTCGGCTACCCGATAAGCAGACCAGGCGACGACCACCAGGGCGAGGGCGGCCACGATGGCGGCGGCGGTGCGGAGGGCGCTCATCCGAGCGCCTGACACTTTTCTCGGATCTGCCACATCCCCCTAGTATCACAAAGGAACACCCCCATGTCCATCGAACGCAGAACCGCCACCGAGGGCGTCGAACTCCGCGAGGAGGGCGACACCCTGACCGCTGTCGGCTACGCCGCCACCTTCAACCGGCTGTCGTCGAACCTGGGTGGCTTCGTCGAACGGGTGGCTACTGGCACTTTCGCTTCCACTCTCAAGCAGGCCGACGTGAGAGCCCTCTACAACCACGAACCCGACCACCTCCTGGGCCGCTCGACGACTGGCACACTCCGCATGGTCGAGGACGACCACGGTCTCCGCTACGAGATCGACCTACCCGACACCACTCTGGGTCGAGACGTGGCCGAGTTGCTTCGCCGAGGCGACATCTCAGGCTCATCATTCGGGTTCCGCACCATCGGCGACGAGTGGTCCGAGACCGACGACGGCTACCCGCTCCGCACCCTCACCGAAGTCGCCCTCCGTGACGTGGGCCCGGTGACCTTCCCCGCCTACACCTCCACCGACGCCAGTCTCCGCTCTCTTGCTGAGGAGCGCTCGCTGGACCTTGCCACTCTCATCCAGGCCGCCGAGGACAACTGCCTTCGTGACCTGATCTTCCCCGAGCGGACAACGGACGACGAGGAGCCGGGCGACCCCCACTCCAGCCCTGTCCGCCGCTCGTGGGCCATCCGCTGACCGGGCGCACCCCATCAGCACACCCCCAGCCATCTACTTCTTAGGAGGCCCCATCATGGGACCGAATGACATCCAGCAGGCGTTCGACGAACGTCAGCACGCGGTGGCCGAACTCAAGCGCCTGGTCGACGAGACCGAGGGCACCGAGTTCACCGCCGACCAGGAGGCCGAGTACCAGCGGACTAACGAGGCGATAGACGCCCTCGACGCTCGCATCACCTCAGGCCTCTCCGACATGGAACGCGAGGACAAGGCCGCCAAGGCCATCGAGACCTTCCGCTCCTACAACGACCTGACCGCCACAAGCGAACGCTCCGTCGATCCCAAGGCCGACGACGACACCTTGTTTCGTCAGTTGCTCACAGGCGACATCAGGACCTTCACATCTGATGCCACCGAAGAGCGTGACCTGACACTTGGCTCTGCGACCGCAGGCGGGAACCTCGTCCACTCGACGCTGTATCAGCGTGTGATCGACAAGATGGAAGAGGAAGGTGCGGCGCTCAACGCCGGAGCCACCCTCATCCAGACCACCTCCGGTGAAGACATACTCATACCGGCGGTTACTTCGCACTCGACTGGTGCACTCGTCGCCGAGGGCGGCACCATTGCCGAATCGGACCCGGCGTTTGGTCAGACGACACTGTCGACCTACAAGTACGCCGCCATCGTGGACGTGTCATCCGAGTTGGCGATGGACCAGAGTGTCGGCACGTTCAACGTCGTCAACTTCGTTGGCGACCAGGGCGGAGCAGCCATCGGGCGTGCGTTGAGCAGCCACTGGACCACCGGGTCTGGATCCTCCCAGCCACAGGGCTTTGACAACTGCACCACAGGTGTCACAGCAGCCTCGGCCACGGCAATCACTACTGACGAGTTGATCGACATGTACCACTCGGTGATTGCCCCCTACCGGGCAAACGCCGCATGGGTCGCCAACGACTCGACGCTCAAGGCCATTCGCAAGTTGAAGGACTCCAACAACGTCTACCTGTGGCAGCCAGGCCTCCAGGCCGGACAGCCCGACAACCTGTTGAGCCGTCCCGTCTATGCCGACACGAACATGGCTGAACTGGCCACGGGCAACACGACAGTCGTGTTCGGCGACTTCAACAGGGGCTACTTCGCTCGCATCGCCGGAGGCGTCCGGGTAGAGCAGACCAACGCCGACAAATGGACCACTGACCTCGTGTCGGTCCGCTTCATCGTGCGCGGTGGCGGTGTCCTCGTAGACACCGCAGCGCTACGCAAGCTGGTCCAGGCATAGCCCTGACCACTTCATCCTGATCGGGTCCGGGGCCTAACGGCCTCGGGCCCACTCGGTCCATCAGCCCTAATCACACATGTAGTCGTAATGGGTGTAGCCCCAGGCGACTGCCTTTGAGAGAGAGTCCATACAACTCCGGATGTTGCTAAGGGAGGTCTGCAGCGTGCTCCTATTTATCAAATCGTCGGCGTGCTGCCAGTGATCCTTGAGGCGAAGTTCGTCATGAATCTGTTCTTCAATAGCAGTGATGCTGCGTGAGTTGACGTCGATCATGCTCACGTAGTCGCACGGGTCAGAGTAAACGCCGCAATCCGGGTGATACTGCACGCTGTCCCTGTGGAGACTCCAATACCTCCCGGCGATGTTCTCCACGTCAATCTCAGAAACGCCTGTGTCACCGGATGGCCCTTCGGGTCCCTCTGGTCCGCGTGGTCCGACATCCCCAATCGGGCCTACTTCCCCGGGTGGACCCTGTTCTCCCGCAGGTCCGCGGAGAAGGTAGGGGCGAGTCTCAACCAGTGCTTCAACTAGAGGCACTAGATCATGTGCCGCGACGGTAGGAGTGGCAGACTCAAGGACAGCAACGGACCCTCTCAGATCCTCAAGGTCAGCCTGAAGAAACTCAATCGTCTGAAGGAGTTCCTCGACTGTCTCAGTGAGGACATCAGTGACCAGCAGTTCAACAGATTCGGTTTGAGATGTGGAAGTAACAGATTCCACGGTCAGAAGGTTCTCTTCGGTGTCGATCGCCTTCTGAGCGGAACTATCACCACTCGCAGTTGTCGCTCCTCCAC